TGGTAAATCTGCAGGTCAGACCCTGCGCCGAAGATGGCTTTGCTATTATCCGCAAACGTAATGTCATCACCAGTAGATACAGCTAGATCAGTGCCGCCAGTCGTGTTGCCATTCGCAAGAATTTCAGCAAGCGTGTCAACCGTGCCAACCTGACTATCTACATATGCTTTGATCGACTGTTGTGTTGCCAGACCTGCAGGGTCATCGGAGGCCATGTTGTCCTCATCCAAGATCGACGTGACCGTGGTTGTACCTGCAATAGTAAGGCTTGTGCTGGCTGTGAGCGCGCCGGTAATATTTACCCCGCCCGACGTTGTAACCAGCTTCGCGCTATCTGCATACGACAGTGTTCCGGCAGCGGTTTTACCGCCAATCGCGTTGATGATCGTGTCGAGGCTGTCGAAGTCTGTGTTGATCTTCGTTCCCCACGTATCCTCTGACGCGCCTACCTCTGGCTTCGTTAAGCCATATGCCGTTGTTGTCGTATCTGCCATGTTATTCTCCTATGCCGCATCGGCCCAAGTTTCGCTTGAAGCTGATGCCGGTGTCCAATCCGTCGATGTGGGGGATACAGCCGCCCAGCTTTCTGGCGTGCTGCCCGCATCTTGCCACGTTTTGCTGTTTTCCGCAACAGGCGTCCACGTCTCAGGCGTGTCAGGCTCAGGCTCCCACTTCTTGCGACCATTTGCGACCACAGACGCCGCGCACACGATGGTCGCGCTGTCACTCTGCACGCGGTTGCATGTGGCGCTGACAGTTGCTACGCAGGCTACGGTGGCGCTGTCCTCGAATATCGCAACGGCGCTTGCCGTTGTGGACGCCTGCACAGCAATCGCAGCAGCGCCATCACGAACCCTCAGACCAGACGCAGCAACAGAAGCCGCAGCGGATATGGAAGCGGAGCCAATATGCACGCGCTCAGCGGCAGCCGTAACGCTGGTAGACGCTGCAATCGTGGCAGACGCCTCCCTGACGCGCGTGGCAGACGCGGCAACGGATGCGGCGACGGCAATGGTGGCGCTGCCCTCTCGAACGCGGTCAGCAGCAGACGCGGTGGTCGTAACCGTCTCAATGATCGACGCCGCGCCGCGAACGCGTACAGACGCAGCGGCGGTGGCAGATGTAACGGCAACAATGGAGGCAGCGCCAATAATAGCGCCGTCCAAGCCGTAATTGTAGCTGCCGTAGGTGCTTCGCCCGTAGCCGCTGCGATACGTCATTAGTCTAGCGTGATGTCAAGATCGCCCGCAGGAATGCGGAACACGTCGCCGGTGTCAATCGTCTTATTGGCGGTCAGGTTGGCGTAGGCCAGCAAATTGCCGCCAGATGACGCGTCAAATATGCCGACAGCAACAACGGTGCCATAGCCTGCCGTGGCAACGGGCCACTCTTCGGCGGCGCTATTTGTGGCCGTGTTGCCTGACACGGTGAACGCCGTAGCCTGACGCGCGTAACCCCCGCCTGATACCTCTGTGCCGCCGCCAGTATCGGATGGCGCAACGGTGTATAATGCGGTGTGCCATTCTGTCGGGCGTGTCGCGCTGTTGGTGGTAAACGCCCATGTCAGAACGGTTGTCTCGAAGGTGTTGGTGAAGCTCATCTCAATACGCCTTTATCTTCATGCGGCGACCAGACCCGCCGAATTTCGCTTTATCATTGTCTGCGTTTATACCACCAATCGCGTTCGCATACAAAGATGACCACACTTGCAGGCGCGCATCGTCTTTTAAATACGGCGCAGAATGCGATAGAGCGCCATACAAATACGCGTCGGGGAAGTATTCCAGCAGCCAGTTAGACGTGTTGCTGTCAGATAGCGCGCCGATCTTGGCGTAGTAATATAGCTCCGTCGCATATGTGCCATCGGGAACGGGGAACACCTCAATCTCGCCTGCCGTAATCGCGTAGTAGCGCGGCTCGTATGTGGCGTTGGCTGTGCGCTGCTTGCGCTCCAAGAGCTGAAACTGGCTCATAAGCTCAAGCGGCTGCGTGTTGCCCGAGGTAATATACATCCGTATGACCTCGTAAAAGTCGGCAGGCACGGCGCTGTACTGCGTGTCAATGTTTGCCGTGGCGCGCTTCTCCTGACGCCAGTGGCGTATCTGGCGGTTCATGTCTGCCTCGGCCAGCGAAATAAACGTCGGGATGACGCTCGTCAGGTCATCGCGGTCAAGGAAGTCTGCGATGCTGGATTGCAGCTCTGCGTATGTTGTTATGGGCATTAGTCTAACAATCCTCTTCTGCGCAAATATTCCTCTATGCGCTCAGCCTGCTTATCAGATACACCAGATTGCGCCAAAAGGCCACCAAGAGGCGATACGTTGGCGGCAGACAGGTTGCTCAGGTGGGCGAACTCAGGATCAAAGCGGGCGAAGCGTGAGCGGAGTGTAGACGGGTCAATCGCAACAACATCATCCGAGATTTCGCTGCCAAGGCCAATGTGGTCTTTGTACGGGAAGTTTGGCCCTATATCTACAACATCCTTAATCACCAAACCGCTTCTACCTGTGTCTCTTGCGGCTCTAACGGCTTCAGATGTATAAGGCCATGCGCGCCAATCTTCTCGCACTTCTGAAATACGCTGAGATGGTTGGCCGCCGCCTCTAATGATAGCGCCTTCTGGAGCGTCTCCCCAATTTCTGCCTCTAAAGTTAGTTTCACCATATCCAGACGTTTTCGCTAAAAGGGGATATACAGACCCTCTGTCGTCATAAATAGACCAGTTTTGCTGATCGTTTATTTTAGGAGCTCCTTCCGTCCTACTTCCCGCATACCTATTTGCGTTATATCTGTCGCTCGTTGTCCAAACGCCCGTATCAAAGTCTTTGCCTTCTGACACGTCTGCGTCCATAGCCTTTATGCCGCTTGCGCCACCATGAAAAACGGGATTGCTGACGTCAAACCCAGCGGCCTCGGCACGCGCCATCCGCGATGCTTCGTCCATCGGCAGCGGCGTATTGGCAAACATATACTGCGGATCTGCTTGCGCCATCATCTCGTCGGTCACTTCGGACGCGCGGCCCTCTGCGCGCAGCTCCAGAATGCGCTTAGCCATGTCCTGCGCTTCAGACGCAGCCGTCGTCAGCAAGCCAGCAGACTTAGAGGCGTTGGCGGCCATAATATCGGACAAGTGCGCCAGTCTGGGGTCGGCACGCGCAGAGCGGGAGCGGATGTTGGCGGGATCAAAAATCGTGTATTCGCCAGCGCCGCCTACGCCTGCAAAGCCTTGCTCGGAAACCCTTTGCTCTGCCAAGCGGTTCATTGCATCTTCTGTTGTTGCGCGAGCTTGGTCAGATTCTTTAGGGTTGGCTTTAGCAACATCATCTAATGCTTTGAAATATTCATCGTCGTAGCTGCCTTTTTCTATCAGCTTACCTTTAGTCAGCAGCGGATAATACGTGCCTGACGTGCCAGCTTCCCGACCTCTTGGCTCAGCGTAATATCGTGAAGCCCCTATGTCTCCGTCTCTCACCGGATCAACATAAACGCCTCGCCCGTAAGCGCCAGCGGTGGACGGACGGAAAGCCAATATGTCAGGCGTTTCAGTAGTGCCAGCCGTTTCCTTTGACGTGCCGTGCATGCCCTCGCGCCTATATCCCATCTGGAATAGCCGCTGCGCGCGGCTCTCTGCATCCATCGGCAAGTCGTAATTTTCAAACAAATACTGGTTTAGCTGCGTTGTCTTTACGCTGTCGCCCATGTCAAACATGTCGTCGGTAATATTGGCAGCCTCACCCTCCTTCAGCATGTTGAGGATCATGTCGCCGCGTTCTTTCGGGGCGCTTGGCAGCGATGGCTTCGTTGGCCTTAACGTGCTTGCTGCAAGCCCGCCGCCAGTCATGGCCAAACCAGACATGGCAAGCGCATCGTTTAAAGCGTCTGCGCGTGGCGGCACGCCTTGCGCGTATTCTCTAGCAGATTCAACACCGCGCGTGCCGCCGGTAATAAGATCCACCAAACCCTGCGGCACGGCAGGCGTTGCTTGGCCAGACCGCAAGGCGTCAAATATAGACATCCCCTGCGGCGCGTCTACCGGCAGGAACGTAGACCGGCGCTTGCCCTCTTCCGGCGCAAGCAGCCCCATCAGCTTGCCTGCCATGCTGTTGCGGTTGCGATATTCGCGTCGCAGCTCGTCAAGCTCTGCAGGCGTGCGATACATCGCTTCTTCTTGCATCTGCAGATTAAAGTCGCGCGGCGACAGGTTAAATATGTCTATGGTCGCCATATCAACAATCCCACGCGCGGCGCGACCAATAATTCGCGCTCAGCTTGCTCGACTTGCCCTTGATGCCGCCGGAGCGTGCGCAGTAAGACGCCTTGCGTTTCGGCTGATCCTTCTTGATGGACATGGCGGGATCGCCAAAGTTAACCTTCTTCACCGTGTCGCCCTCAACAGCCAGCACCTCAAACTTCTTCGGCCCGCCGCGTCGCGGCTTATTCACCGCCGTAAACCCGTGGCGCTTCTTTGCTGCTGCGATCTTCTCTGCCTTCGTGCGCGCCATGCTACTTCTTCTTCGCGGTTTTCGCGGCCTTCTTAAACGCCTTCGCGGTGGGCGCGCCCTTGCTGCCTACCTTGCGCATCTTCTCGCCAGACCCAGCAGCGATGCGCTTACGCTTCGCGTGGATGTTGGCATATAAACCCTTTGCCATCTAAGCTCCTTCGCCCCACTGGACGCATTGATAATCTGTTGCGCGATATGCAGGAAACATCTGCCGCGCGTATTTCAGCCCGCTCGGTATGGACTGTATGCACTGGCTCTCGCTCCGCATAACAGGGCTGCCAAACGAAAAGCAGTTACCCTCGACGCTGCAAAGCAAAAGCAGCGCCGTCCACATTACTTCTTGACCTTCTTCTTGGCCGTAGAAGACAATTCCTTTGCGTGATAGACGTATTTACTGCCCGCCGTGTGACGTGCGCCAGACATTAGGCGACCCCTCGCATCCTTATGCGTAGCGCCCTTATGCTCGGTGCCATCACGAAAGTAATGTTTCTGACCCTTTGCCATTACTTTTTCTTGCCGCCCTTCTTGCCGCCTCTTTTCATACCGCCAGACTTTGAGCCGTAAGCCATATCGTAACCTCCGTTATATCTTTCAGCATAATAACATTAAAACGCCAAAAAGAAACCCCGCGCGCGCAATGGGAGGAACGCGGCGGGGCCAAGTTGCGCGAGACAGGGAGGAAACTCGCAATGAAGCATAGATAGCGCGAGCAGGAGCGCTTGTCCATGTGGGGGTAGGGTAAACGCTTTTACGCGGTCACGCAATCCCCTGCAAATTGCGCTTGAGCGCACCACGCCAACGTGACATCGGCCCGCTCAGGGCCGTTGCCGCGTCCGACGCCATCGTCAGGCACACGGCGTCGGCAAGGTCAGGCGAGCGCAGGCCACGCTTGCGCATGGCGTCCTTGCTCTCGGCAGCCATCTTCCCAGAAGACGTGAACGCGTAGCGGATGCCAGTAAGATCAGCCAGCAGCTCGTCGTCGTTGGGCAGCTTGCACGAGCGATCCTCCAGCCACGCCTTGCACTTGAACCACAGCTCCGTGCGCAAGTTGTTATACGTCTCCTTCATCGCGGGAGCCTCGGCGACGTTCACGCCGCGCACGGGAGCGCCAAGCTCGTGCATCCGATCCACGACGCCCGACCCTATGCCAATGCTGTCAACAAGGATCTCGCTGGGCTGCTGCGACGGGGGCAGCGCATCATACTCAGCCATCACGCGGCCAACGGTCTGCATGAGATCAAGCCCGCGCCACGACTTAATTTCCGTAATCACGCTGCCCTCGCGCTTGCAGAACGCGGTGCGGTCGGTGCCAAAACGCGCAGGATCAATCGCCCACACGGCGCGCGTGTTGGGCGCAACCTCGATGTCGCGCTTCATCGCGGCCTCGGCCAAGTGGTACGGCACGATCGTGTCGTCATCCGCCAGCGGAAACTCGCCAAGCACGCGGATGCGGAACGCGTTGCTCTCCTCCCCGTAGCGCATGCGCATCTCGTCAACGAACTCGTCGCTGACAAGCGGGCTGTCAACGCATGACCAGCGGCGCGTCCACCAGCTATTCGCCATGCGCGTCTGGCTCTCGTAAAACGTGCCAGAGCTACGCGTGGGGTTGCTCAGCAGCACCGTGGTGGCGCTGTGGCCAGACATGCTGCCCGCAGCAGCCTCGAACACTTTCTCCGGCACACCCGACGCCTCGTCGATGACCAGCAGAACATGCTCGCTATGCACTCCGGCCAGCGCCTCCGGCGTTTCGGCGCG